AGTTCTAATGGAATTATTTTTTTTATTTTAGGAGTTTTGCCTACTTCTTCTGAGATTTCTCTTTGAAGAGCATCAACTACAGTTAGGTCAGTTGGCTCTTTTTTACCCCCAACCAATCCCCATGTGCCGGCAGTTTTTCCTTGACTTCTTAACAAAAAAAGAAATCGTTTGGTGTCCTCAGATAAAAAAATCCCACCGCTGCATATAATTTGATTTAAAGAATTAAACGCCATGATGCATTGTTGTATACACCTTCAAAACTTTTGTTCCACTCCGAGCCGTTCCATACATATTGTATACCTGTATAAGCATTAGTTATATAAGTTGTTTCTGTTACGGTAGAAGAATCAAATATGATCAACCAAGTGGTGCCCGACCATTGAATAATATCATTGGCCTTGGCAGTAAATCCTGATCCATCATGATTTAACCATGCCTTGGGCCCAAAATTGATAACAGACGAAATATTTTCTAAAATCAAATATGTGGTTCCTGCTACCTTGGTTAAGGGATCAAACGTTTCTGGATTAATAATAGCATCCACGGTCGTTCTTCCGCCAATAGTATTGTTACTTGGAATTGTACTGGGGTCAAATCTTAATAACATCTGTGTTTCGTCTGTGGGACTCAATGTCATGAACGCAACAATTTCCAATCCATTTGGTTTGGTTAGACGCAATTGGCTCAATCCCGCTGTAAATTCCCCGGGATATAATCCCAACAGAGCATTCCACGTAATAGGGGGTTGTATATTAATATCTTGATTCATAAACAACTCCGACTGCAGCATAGCAACCCCGTCAAGCACCAATAAATTATAATTACCCGGAGTAACCACAACAGTAGCATCATTATTGCCAAATATCTGAGCACTATATCCTGCCTCTAGCCCATTAATTAATCCTTGCGTGTCATCAAACACGTTGGCAATAATTTTTGTAATAATATTTAATTGTTTGACCTTTGCCGGAGCAGTGATCCAGATGGGAGTTTCAAATATCATTGATGAAATGTCTATATCCTGCTCTACACCTTGTGGAATTTGTCTGCTGGTCCAAGTACCTTGATCAGTTAGTGTTACAGTTGTTAAACTGGTCCAGTCGATGTAATTGTCTGTGGTTTGTAAATCTAAACTAGGATTAAAGATTGCAGCAATTTGCTCAATCAATTGTAATTTTTGATCAGTATTACTAGTCCAAATATCTGCTGAAAATGTTATTTTGTATGGGCTAGGCATTATGCGTTCTACAGTATAGTTGTTTCCCTGAGTAAACAATAAATTACCTTCAGAATCTTGCGCTCGTTCTCTAATGTTAACAGTACTGACAAACGTGGGATCTTGCAATCTACTACGATCGTATTTTAAATCTTTAATATAACAAGAAATAAACGGAGCACTAGGCACAGTATTCTCAGAGTTCTTTCTAAGAATATTTCCAACCTGTCTACTTAAATCCCCATACCGAACAGGTACCTGTGTAAGGTTACCGTTGGCATCTTGATAACTGAAATTACTCAGCATCCTTATAAATTGTGTAATGTATCGGCGTATTTGGCCATCATAGAAAAAATTAGACATTTGTTAGCACCTTATTTTTACGAGCTTCTCTTCTCAATTGATAATTTCCTGTTTCTATATGTGTAAACGTATAGATATGCATTTTAATTGTCCGCTTTAGGTTTTAGTGCCTTACTCAATGCCTGTCGTTGGTTATACACTTGCCCATCACTTAATGTAACAGTGGCAGTATTGTTAATAAAACTTGTTTTTTCTGTTTCTCTGACAGCTTTTCCAGAAAATTTCTGTCCCGCGGCAACATCAGTATTACCGAAGTTGTCCATGGTCATTCGAACATCTTGCTCATACATTAACCAATGGGTACCGTCAAATCTGTACAACACATTTGGCAAGTAATCTGTTCTTAGATAAAATTGTCCAATAATTGCGCTACCGGGGAAAGTTATACCAGAGCTAAACGGGGCACCATTTGGTGGTAATCCATCACCTGTTAGATACCCCACATACATTGTTCCCGACGGACTGTGTAACGTGATACTAGCGTCATACGCAGGTTGATCGGTGCTAACATCTATGTCAGTAGTAGATACATCAGCAACGTCCAAATCGCCATTATCTTTTAATGGTAATATATAATACGGTGTGGTATCGTATCCACTCTGCGGAGCATCTAACTCTGCTTGGGCAAGTATTTGATTGTTAATTTCTATACTTTGATTGTAGCTACTCAATAGATCCCCCAGTGTGCTTCCGTCGCCATTTCCGCTATCAGCATCAAAAATCTGTTTGTATTCTTGACTATCTATCAATGGTACACATTTAGCACGAAGTAAATGTGGATACCAAGTGGGGCTATATCCTGCCGATGGTCGGCTAATATCTTGTATAACATAAAATCTTTTTAATGCTATCAAGCTATCATCCATCCCATACTCGTCTTTTAAATGTGGTAATTCAATGACATCCCCGGGCATTAGTTTACGACTCAATGCTGCAACGCTGGTTCCCAAGTGAAACATAATAAAGATATTATCATTACTCAAGAACATACCAAACTGACTTAGATTAAAATCCAAATCCTGCATGGTATAAATTCCACGTATTACGTATACATTTGGATCATAATTGCGATCTCTGTTTTCCATTAATAATACATCTTGTATTCCCAATTCAGGAATGGGATTTGCATTGGTATTTGGCACAGTGGGCGTAGCATTTCCATCAGTGGGATTAACAGGGCCTAAATATTTGTGAACAAATACATCAGTTCCGCCAACTTGAAATTCTTCATTGATAATTTTATCAAGGAATCTAAAATCGTTGCCCTTTTCGGGTTTATATAAACTCAATCGAGGAATTTTAGTTCTCCCAGGATAATGTTAAAATAGTATTTGGTATATTTGTTTTGAATGAAGTCCGGCATAGTGATATATTTATTAGATAAATATTTGTATGACTGAAAACGAAAACGCCCGCCAAACAGTAATTGATTATATCAAAACCTTTCTAGGTGACGGTATGATTGATGTAGAGCTTGACCCCAAACACTATAATGTTGCCATTGATCGTGCTTTGGCAAAATATCGACAGCGCAGTAGTAATTCAACCGAAGAAAGTTTTGGATTTTTAACTTTAAATCTCAATCAAAACGACTATACTATGCCCAGTGAAGTTATGGAAATCCGTCAACTTTTTAGACGTAGTATTGGATCTAGAACAGGTGGCGGCGATGGAGGCAGTTTATTTGAGCCATTTAATTTGGCATATAGTAATACTTATTTGTTAGCCAGTACAAACATGGGTGGCTTGGCCACTTATTATGCCTTTGCTTCATATCAAAAGCAGGTTGGTAAAATGTTTGGTAGCGATATAAATTTTACTTATAACAAGACCAATAAAATACTTACCATAATGCAACGTCCCCAATCAAATGAAGAAGTGCTGGTGTGGATGTACAATTATCGTCCAGACTTTAATATTTTAATAGATACGTTTGCCGGGCAATGGGTCAAGGATTTTGCTTTGGCCAATGCTAAAATTATTCTAGGTGAAGCTCGTGAGAAATTTGCCACAATTGCCAGTCCGCAGGGCGGAATACAATTAAATGGCACGGCATTGAAAAATGAAGGTAAAGCAGAATTAGAAGTATTAGAGCAAGATCTAATTAATTATAAAGAAGGCGGAACTCCGTTGACATGGGTAACTGGTTAATGTTACAATGTTTTGATGCGCCCAATTGAAGTATTTTATCACGTTTTTATTCCAGCCGACAACAGATATACACTCTGGACCTGGTGGATTGATCAGCAACTACAATTAATTGCTCAATCTAGATTAAGCGACATAGCCAGAACAGTTAATATGTCAATATCTATGCCTAGGCATTATGGGGAAATTTCCCCAGGGACTCGAATCCCATTTAGAATTAATCGTAATAAAGAGTCGGCAATTCATTTTGAACACAAGATTCAAGAATACATACATACTCGATATCCCTTTGTACAAATCATCGATATCAGAGATAGCGGGCAACCTAATATTTTTGAAGGGCAGATGCTAAATTTATTATGGAATAAATGTCAAAATGATGATTTTGATTTATTATACTTGCATACCAAGGGTGTTGTTAGTGCCAGCCCGCAAGTGGCGTGTTGGCGTGAAATTTTAAATCATTACTGCGTCACAGAATGGGCAAAATGTGTTAAAATGCTTAACGACTGCGATGTTGTGGGCGTTAAAGATTTACATAGTGATAAAAACAATACCATAAGTGGAAATTTTTGGTGGACTCATTCCAACTATGTTAAATCTTTACCAGATCCACTGTTGTGTGACACATATAACAGATATTCGTACGAGCATTGGATTAAATTATCAGCTCCTGACACTAAATTTATTATAGATACACAAACTGATCATCATGACGATTATTGCTTTTTGGAAAATTTATTGAAACAAAATATTTGACTATTTTAATAAATTTGTAATAAAATGTAATACAGAGGAGATAATATGATTATTGGTGTATGTGGTTTGATTGGGTCTGGGAAGGATACAGTGGCAGATTATTTGGTTAATTTTCACGGATATCGAAGAGAAAGTTTTGCAAATTCATTAAAAGATGCCGTAGCACACGTATTTGGGTGGGATCGTACCATGCTGGAAGGTCGAACAAAGGAAGCCCGTGAATGGCGAGAGCAGGTAGATCCTTGGTGGGCACAACGATTAAATATGCCAAATTTAACACCACGCTGGATCTTGCAATATTGGGGTACAGATGTTATTCGTAATAATTTTCATAATGAAATTTGGATTTCGTCATTAGAAAATAAACTACGCAACTCAAAGGATAACGTAGTCATTAGCGACTGTAGATTTCCTAATGAAATTAAATCAATTAAATCTAATGGCGGGCAAGTTATACGTGTAATTCGTGGACCTGAGCCCGAATGGTATGAAGATGCAATTAACGCAAATGCCGGTGAATACGGGAATTTTTCTTGGGCTACCAGTAGAACCAAGTTAGAAAAATTAGGAATTCACGCTAGTGAAACTTCCTGGATTGGTACCAACTTTGATGCTATATTAGATAACAATAGTAGTATAGACAACTTGTATAAACATATTAGAGATCTAGTTTTAGATCCCCTTGACATATCCTAAGTGGCAAAATTGATCACATCGTTTATGATAATGAATTATTTGATCAGATTAAAAATCTGGAACTAAATCTCCCTGTTTCCACTTAACTCCTTCTTTTTGAAGAATTCTCTGACAATTGGCACAAACTGTTTTTAAATTAACAGGTCTAGTGTTTGTTAAATTTCCGTCAATGTAAAATACATTAAATTGATCAGGATGCTTGCTGATGTAGCCACACTTATCGCAGGCACTTTTCTTTTTGTATCCTGCCAAGGCCCATAACGGTGTTCCATCTTTACTTCCGCGACTACAGTGATCGCATTTAGATCTATAATAAGGCATTCCATCTTTATAATAATTTACAGCTACTGGTCTTTGATTACAGGTTTTGCATAGTCGTCTCATATCCCGCCCTTTTAGTGCCCTTTTTCATTTGTATTTAACCTTACAGTTTTTCAAATTACTAGCTAAATAAAACAAAGTAATCCACTAAGGAGATTTAACATATGGCTACAGTATTAGGTTCACCAGGTATATCCGTACAAGTAATTGACGAGAGTTTCTACACTCCGGCTGCCCCTGGAAGCACTCCAATTATTTTTGTTGCTAGTGCAGCAAATAAACAAAACGCTAGTAAAACAGGTACAGCAACTGGAACTCTTCAGTCTAACGCAGGATCTGTTTACGTAATCACAAGCCAGCGTGATTTAACAGACACGTTTGGTACACCTTTATTTTATACCGATGCTTCTAGTAATCCTATTAACGGCGACGAATTAAACGAATATGGTTTACAATCAGCATATAGTTTATTGGGAATTAGTTCACAGGTATATGTTGTGCGGGCTGATATTGATTTAGGACAACTTGTTCCAACTACTACTATACCAACAGGTGAACCAGTAGCAGGCACATACTGGATCAATCCAAGTAATAGCGCATTTGGTATTAATCAATGGAGCAGTTCTACACAAAGTTTCAGTGTTATAACTCCGTTAATCATTAACAACGATAATTTTGATATGGCCACCAATGTATCAGGAATGCCAGCTGATAATTTTGGTAAGCCTGGCGATTACGCAATGATTGTTACATCGGATAATGGAGCAACAATGACCCCCGATGCGCTATATTATAAGACTGCCGCAAACAGCAATGCTTGGGTGGAAGTACAGTATGGTTTTGATGGCGGCAAACAATTAGTAATTGCTACGCATACTGGTTATCCAGATTTTACAACAGCAACCGGGTCAAATGCCGAAACTGGTAGTGTTTGGATTAAAACAACAACACCGGGGAATGGTGCTAATTGGAATATACAATACTATAATGGTGCTACATCTAGTTGGACTAGTGTAACAGCCCCGTTATACAACAGCAACTTACAGGCCCTGTACAATTATGACTTTGCAGGCGGCGGATCAAATATTGCGGTAGGTGCAACCTATGTTGAAACTGATCCGGATCACTATGGATTAACAACTGCTACAACAGCGGTTGCTGAATTCAAAGTTAAGAGATATAGTTCTAACGCTCCTACTACCATTGTCACAACCAGTGCAGCAATGAGTACTGTAACTAACAAAACTTTTGTTATTAGAGAATCATTAAAAGGTTCTACAACATGGTCAGACTCATTAATAATTACAGTTCCGTCAGATTATGTAAACACGTTGGCCTCTAATATTGCTACAGAAATCAACGTTTCTGGGTTAATAAATGTTAGTGCAAGTTACAACACAGCAACAAATATTTTAACAATTAGCCATGCGTTGGGTGGTGACTTTGAAATGTATGATGGTGCCGGTACACCGTTGGCTCATGTTGGATTTTCAAATAGCACACCTAATTTGTATACAGCCCCAATGGCTGATTTAACGACAGTTAGTGGGAATCCACCTTACACATTTATTGCTACAAATTGGACACCATTGGTTTATGAATCAACAGCAATAGCTCCAAGTACTACACCAGCTGATGGTACATTGTGGTTTGATAGCAGTATTGGCTCTGTTGATATTATGTACAACAACGGAACTGAATGGGTTGGTTATCAAACTGCTTTCCCAACTACAGATCCAAACGGTCCAATTGTTATGGCAACTGCGCCAACAACTCAGAGTAACGGTAATCCGTTGGTAACTGGGGATATTTGGATCAGTACTGCCGATATTGACATGTACGGACAAGTAATTTCTGTGTATAACACCATAACTGGCGGGTGGGTATTGCAAGATACCACAGATCATTACACTCCAAATGGTTGGGTTTATGCCAACGCACGTTGGACAGCAGGTGTTGATACTAACTATCAACCAGCTACAATTAGCGCATTGTTGGCCAGCAACTATGTTGATTCTGACTGTGTAAGTCCGTTGTTATATCCAAAAGGTACACGGTTGTATAATCTACGTTGGAGTGGTAACAATGTTAAGAAATACGTGATGAATTATATTACCGGAATAGAAGGTGATGTGGGCGATCGTTGGGTTTCTATTGGGCCAAATAACAATTTAGGTCAAGGACAATTTGGTCGATTATCACAACGTAGTATTATTGTTGAATCTTTTAAATCATTAATTGATACAAATACATCAATACGTGATACCGAAACATTAACATTTAATTTGATTGCTTGCCCAGGATACCCCGAAGCAGTACAAAATATGGTTAACTTTAATACAGATATTGGTAACACCGCATTTGTAATTGGTGATACCCCGTTACGGTTAGCAAATGATGCTACAACATTGAGTAATTGGGGTAATAATGCCGCATTGGCAACAGATAACGGCGATGACGGTGCCGTAACTTATGATGATTATTTGGCATTTTTCTATCCAAGTGGAATGACAAATGACAACTCTGGAAACATGGTTGTTGTCCCACCAAGTCATATGATGTTGAATACCATAGTTAATAGTGATGCGGTTAGTTATGAATGGTTTGCGCCGGCTGGGTTAAATCGAGGTGGTATTATTAATGCTACTTCTGTAGGATACGTTGATAGATTAACTGGTGAATTTCAAACCGTAAGTGTATACGAAAGTTTACGCAATGTATTAGCAGGTGTTAAAATTAATCCAATAGCAACCTTAAAAGGTGCTGGATTAGTTAACATGGGTCAATATACAAGATCAAAAGTTGCTAGCTCGTTAGATCGTATAAATGTAGCTCGGTTAGTGGGATATTTGCGTAGACAATTATCTATATTAGCAAAACCGTATTTGTTTGAACCAAATGATAATCAAACACGTGGCGAAATTAAAAACGCTGTGGAAAGTTTATTATTAGAGTTAGTTGGTCAACGTGCGTTGAATGATTTTATTGTAGTATGTGATACATCAAACAACACTCCTGTAAGAATTGACCGAAATGAGTTATATGTGGATATTGCAATTGAGCCAATTAAAGCGATTGAGTTCATTTACATTCCGCTACGTATACTTAACACAGGTGCTATTGCAGCAGGCAATCTTGGAGCCGGGTTTCCTGGCTCTGGAACGTAATATTAAGAATAAGGAGCATTAAACATGCCAGTTTCAAGTTTAAGTAATTTTTCAGTACCATTAGCAAACAATGCAGGGTCAAGTTCCCAAGGTTTGTTGATGCCAAAATTAAAATATCGGTTTCGCGTTACCTTAAACGGGTTTGGGGTGTCCGGTACTCCTACAACAGAGTTGACAAAGCAAGTCATGAACGTGTCTCGTCCTGAGGTTAGCTTTGAAGAAATCAAACTACCAGTTTATAATAGCACAGTGAAACTGGCAGGGCGTCATAGTTTTGCCGACCTCAAACTTGTTGTTCGCGACGAAGTTACAAATTCAGTATCACGGAAAGTTGCCGAACAAATGCAAAAACAATTTGATTTCTTCGAGCAGGCCAGTGCAGCTTCCGGGATTGACTATAAGTTTGCAACATTGATTGAAGTACTAGACGGCGGAAACGGAGCATTTACTCCAAATATTTTAGAAACATTTCAGTTAGATGGTTGCTGGATTAAAGCAGTAACATATCAAGGTGGGGATTACACAAGTAATGAGCCATTGGATGTTGCTATGACAATTTGTTATGACAACGCTGTTCAGATTGATGGGGCAGGAAATGTAACTGGACTAGGCGCAAATATTGGACGTACAGCACGTACATTAGCAGTAGGCGGATAATTCTGTCTATTCCAAATAAAACCGGGATTAATATCTCGGTTTTTTTATTGGCTAAATAATTTTATGAGCAATGCCTTTACCAACTTCTTGGGAGATATATCTAGTGGATTATTAGGTAACCCTTCTCCTAACATGAAAGATTATCGTCACGCTAGTAATTTATATGTTAGTAACACATATGCTCGCGCTCCCAAGTTTGGATTTTTATACTTTTTATCATTTAACTTTAATGATTTTGTCATACGAGATGCAGCATGGGCTAAAACTGGTGAAACTGATGTAGGGCTATTGGCTAAAAAAGTAGACTTACCAAAATTTAGAATCACAACTGAAACATTAAATCAATATAATAGAAAAACTAAAGTACAAACTAAATTAGATTACGACCCAGTGAATATTGAATTTCATGACGATAACAGCGATATAACGAATGGACTTTGGACAAACTATTACAAGTACTATTATACAGATAGTACATATGGCGGATATGATGATTTTACAGCGGCAAGTTCCCCTGCCAAAGCAAGTTTTATTAAGCAATTGTTTGGTGGGCTAAGTGCGCCGGGTTCTAAAAAAACAAAAAAATCAGATCCTGTTATAGCATCTGCGGCCTTTCAAGATACAAAATATGGTAACAACTATGCGTATGGATTGGATTCTTTTCAGAAAGATCCTTTCTTTAAAAGTGTAGATATTTTTGTATTACATCAACAAAAATTTACACAGTATACATTAATCAATCCATTAATAACAGAATGGGCGCATGATTCTGTAGATCAAGATCAAGGTAATAAAATACTACATAATAAAATGACACTGACTTATGAAAATGTATTTTATAATCATGGAAAAATTGCCAAGGACACAAACTCGGGACAATTTCAAACATATTATTATGATACTTCGCCCAGCCCGCTAAGTATCGGGGGCAAAGGTAGTAATTCTATTTTTGGGCCCGGGGGAGTTATTGCTGGAGCTGATGCTATATTTGGTGAAAATGGAGCAGTGGCGCAAGGTAATTATCTAGGTGCTGCATTACAAACGGTTACATTAATTAAAAACGCATCAAATATTACCAAATCAAGTTTATCAACAGAAGGGTATAGTATTGCTAATAGTGTTTTAGGTGGACTATCCACTGGTGGAAATCAACCAGGCGGAGGGGGAAATCAAGCCTCGGCTGCTATTAGTCAAACCAATCCAGGCGCGGCATTGATATTTACAAATTCTAATAATCCTAATTTAAATGGCGGAATTGTTGCCACCCCTGTTAAAACACAACCCGGTAAATAAAAATGTCCAATACAACATACAACAATATACCATTTGAAAATATACTTAATTCGGATAGTACAGTACAGGCATTTGATCAGTACTACAGTAAACCGCTAGAACTGAGTTCTGGAGTATTAAATGCAGTAATTGCATTTTTTACCGAACGTGGATTTGATCCACAGGCCTCTCAATCTATTGCGGTCATAATTATACAGCAGGCCAGAAAGGATAACTACAATCCCATGGCAATTCTAGATACAATTACTGGGTACGATTCGGCACAAATTAGTGCATTGGTTACTGAAATTTTAAATTACAATAGATATAAATCTAGTTTTCTTGGATATGCTTTAGCATTTAGCCCCAACTCTGAAATATCCCGTAACATATTAGCATGAAATTCAGTCAAGGTACATACCAAGTAAAAAATCTTGAAAAATATGTAGGCAATCGTGCCCCCACTTATCGAAGTGGATGGGAATTTACCTTCATGATGTTTTGCGACAATAATCCAAGTATACAGCAGTGGGCCAGCGAATCTATTAGAATTCCATATAGAAATCCATTAACTGAAAAAACCACAATTTACATTCCTGATTTTTTAATTACCTATGTTGATAAAAAACTCAAAAAACATGTCGAACTTATTGAGTTAAAACCATCAAATCAAATGCTGGCTGAAAAAGTTGGAAATAATCCGTATAATCAGGCACAGTATATTAAAAATATGGCAAAGTGGGCGGCGGCTCAAGATTGGTGTAAAAGTAACGGAATTAAATTTAGAGTACTAAACGAAACCGATATTTACAGAAACACCAAGAGATAGAAATAAGTAAAGTATATATGACAAAACGTTTAGAAGAAATTTTTAATTTGCCCGAAGAATCCGAGCCTAGTATCGAGATTCCACTAGATTCGCCAAATAAACAAATTATCAATTTAGAAGAAAAATTAGAAGAATTTGATAAAATTGCCGCGGCCTTGCCCCGTGTAAAAGGGCTTGGCGATATTAGCGATTCTGAATTGGATGCTCTTGCAATCAAGGCCGAACAAGCATATGACGATCTAATGGATTTGGGAATGAATGTAGAAGCACGTCACGGAGTTAGAATGTTTGAAGTGGCTGCACAGATGATGAACGCGGCAATTCAGGCCAAAACCAACAAAATTGATAAAAAATTAAAGATGGTGGATTTGCAACTCAAAAAGTTAGCAATTGATAAAAAACACGGGAATGAGAGCGGAGAAACTGTAGAGGGCGAGGGATATATACTCACAGACCGTAACAGTATCTTGGAAAAAATTAAAAATATGAATAAATAAATTACTATGAGAACCTTCAAAGAACATCTGTCAGAATCTATTGCTACACGCAAACACGAATTTCGAGTTAAAGTAGCCGGCGAATTCAGTGCCGATCAAGAAACTAAATTAAAGTCCATGCTTGAAAGATTTCAGGTAGATACTTTTAAAAAATTAAAAACTACTCCGGTACAAAGTTTGCCACTAGACTTTCCACAAGTTCGCAACTGTGAAGTTACAATTTTTGAAGTTATTGTGGACTATCCAACAACACAACACGAATTAACAGAATATCTAAGTGCCGGATTGCAAGTTAACCCAAAAATGCTGGCAGTAGTTCGTCCAGGTGAACCCAGCGAACAATATCAAGCACCCGAAGTACAACGTGAAGGCGCATTGCTACACGATCCCGATTATAAAGAAGCCGGCGATCCAAAATTTGATGACTATTATGGTAGTAAATACAACAGTGGATTTGTAAAAGAATTAAATGATGTTTTGAAACTGCAACGTAAGGCACGCGGTGAAATCATTCCCGAAGGTGAAGTTGGTCCAATCATGAGTAATGAAGAAATGTCATCAAACAGTCCAATCGCACAAACGGACTACGACCCAAGGAAAAAATAATATGCAAATGATCAACGTACTACAGAGATTGGCCGAGCTAGATGCCAATAACTCAAATGTAATCACCAAAATGGAAGATTCTACAGCAATAAGAGAAGATGTGTCATCAGTTTCTCCAACAAGCAACCATCCTGCTAATATTAATATTACTGCCGGAAGTGGTGAAGAAGTCGGCAGTATGTTGGCCGCTATCATGAAACTGGCCGGTGTGGAAAAAGTTGGCGATGAGCATATGGGCGTTGAACATGAACCAGCAATTATGACAGCCGAACCAAGTGTGGGAGTTATGCCATCCTCGCAATCAGCAGGTACTGACATGAGAGCCGTGTTAGATAAAATGAATGATACCAGTGATGAAAAAGAAACAGATGAGGCAATGTATGACAACAGCCCAGACGAAAATGTCGAAGGCTATGATTCTCTTACAAGCATACATGCAGATGCAAATAAGAATCCAGCAATGGGCGGCGATACTCTAAAGAATCACGACACACGTAGTCGTGTACGCAACCAACCAACAGCCACAATGGAACAACAATTGATGGATGAATACAAAGAGTTTGTTGTAGAGAATGATTTAGCCAGTCAAGTATTGGGGATGGCCAAAAAAGTATCACCTAATGCTAGACCGCGTGGTAGCGAAGCTGAAGAAAAGGCACGTCGTGACGAAATAATATCACAACGTACAAATACAGCAGTAGCAACCCCAACTTCGTTGAGTCATGAAGAACGTGAAGAATTAGAACATAAATTACATGATCTAGAATCGAGATTTGATCCGCATTATGAACATAGTGATGATTATACTTTCTGGAGTAAACAGAAAGGCATCGCTAGTGAAATTAATAGAATTAAACAACAGTTGAGCCAGTCAGAAAACGCAGTTATTGGCGGTAGTATGATGGAGGACCGTCATGAGTCTGGCGAAGAATATCATAGCGATTCAATGGCTGTTAGTAATTTAGAAACAATAGCTCGCGAAGTTGCTGAATTATCTAGTATATTAAACAGCACACATGAATTGCCAGATTGGGTAGAAGACAAAATCGCTCAAGTCAAGGGTATGGTAGTTAGCATGAGTGAATATATGAAATCAGAAACCAATGGCGGCGACGAACATGAGCAACATGGCAATGAACATGATCCCCAAGATTGGGAAGACATGGCTTAAATTTTAACATATTCCAAATAGGCTCCCCGGAGCCTATTTTTTTCATTAAATACTTTATAGGGAAAATTAATAGAGGTAATCTAAAATATGGGTTCAAAAAATCTCGATGGTGTCTTGATCAAAAAAGCGAACACGACACAAAAATGGACTGAAAAAGATATTGAGGATTTGATGAAATGCCAAGATCCTGATCAAGGGCCCAAGTATTTTCTAAAAAACTTTTTCTATATTCAACATGCCACCAAAGGTCAAATCAAATACGACGCTTTTGATTATCAAAATGACCTGTTGGAAAGTTATCACACTCATCGATTCAGTGTCAACATGTTGGGACGACAAATGGGTAAAACAACAACTGCAGTGGGGTATTTGCTGTGGTATGCCATGTTCATGCCAGATAGTACTATATTAATTTGTGCCCACAAATATACAGGTGCACAGGAGATTATGCAACGTCTGCGGTATGCTTATGAAACTTGCCCCGACTGGGTTCGTGCTGGTGTTACAAGTTATAATAAACAAAGTATCGAATTTGAAAATGGATCGCGTATTGTAGCACAAACAACAACTGAAACAACTGGTCGTGGTATGAGCGTGTCTTTACTCTATTGCGATGAATTCGCGTATGTGGAACCTAACATCGCCACTGAATTTTGGACTTCCATTGCTCCTACACTAGCAACTGGTGGTAAAGCCATTATTACATCAACACCCAACAGCGA